GGGTAAATGGCAACGCTATACGCTGACAGAAAATCATTAGGGCACTGCAAATACTTGTTACCGGCGGTTAGAACACCAATTACGTTTTTGCGTAAGTTGGCAATCTGTACCGTGTTATATATGCGCTGCTCCGCCTGACGGATAAAAATATCCATGTCAGTCGTTGGGAAGTTGTTTTCGCAGTAGTCTTGTACCGCGGTAACAAGTTCAGCATAGTTCATGCCATTGGGCCCCTAGCCATTGTGCCTTTGGTGGCTGCGCCAGTACCGCGAATCTTGATACCGGAAGTTTTAGTACCGGGCTCGTTCTTGCGGTTGTTGTACACACCAACGCTCATGTGCATTGTGTCTGCGTCGCTCAACTCTGTTGGCTTGCCAGGATTAGATTGTGCTTTAACTTTTTTGCCGGTCATAGTATGAGGCTCCGCGTATACGTCGGCTTGACCGACTTCTTTACCCATTAGTTTTTGACTGTATTTGGCCACGTTAACCACCACGTTGGTTAGCTACGCGTGCCAAATTGCGACCAACTTTTAAAGCCGCGCCGTTTTTTACGCCTGAAGATTTTTTACCACCCATCGTTTCTTTTTGATTAGAACCGCTGTTAGGGAAAATTTGAACGGAAGTCTTGCCTTTCTTAGCAACTCCGTCTGCTGATTTTGTGTATGCCATGATTTCTCCTTAGGATACCGTTATCGTTACTGTACCAACAAATGTCGTTGCCACCAAGTAGTTTGGCGTCAACCCCGCATCAACCCCGCTAGCTCCGCCAACCGGATTCCAGCCCCACTGAATATCTCTACTACCACCGCTAGGGTTACCGGCGTTGTTAGGGCCGGAAGTTATATAGGTTGTATCCCTACGCGGATTGCGTAGAGCTTGTGGGTCGTCCACTGGATACATACCTAACTGTAACTGCGGATGATCTGGGTCCCAGCACTCAGGGCAAACAAGCAGGTTATAGATTTTAGTCTTTAAGACTTCTTTCTTTAACTGTTTTAACTTGAACTGTTGGCCACACCGGTCACATTCGGCGATTGCTATTCGGCCGGCTGTTTCGCGATCCTCCGTAGAAGCCAGTTCCCAAGCTTCACTGTATTGATTTTTCAAAACCTCTAAGCGTTCTAAACCACCGGGTACCTTCATGGCAATGTAGTACGCCAAGCCCGCTACCATACAAGGTAAAAAACGGAAAGGTATGTCCATGGTGTTAGAGCCGCTGCCTGCGTCGTCGATACGCTTTAAACGCCAGTACACAAACACATAAACGGGCTGCAATGCCGTACCCTGATCTGGCACAGGCCAAACCGTAAAGCGGGGGGTTTCTTGCCGACGCTCAATCCATACTTGGATGGGCCGGGCTTGTTGCAGCTTGTTTGGGATAGTGGCGTAAGTAGAAACACTAATACGCGTGATGGTTAGATCAGCCTGCGTAGAAGCACTGCCCGCGCCTGTACGGATAACGTGTTCAATAAGATCAACGGTATTCGAAGGGAGATCGTATGTGGCGACACCTTGAATCAGGGGGATAGTTCCCTGCTCAAACGTCCACATGTTTAGGCCGCGGTTAGCCCAATCTGCAAACAGAAGATTCAAACTTCGTCTTGCAGTGCGGATATCGTAACCCGTACGCGATTCAACACCAGCTCGCTCAAAAGCCTCCTCGACAATTTCTGTAAGGTCTAAATTGAACGAGGTGGTTCCTGAGACTGCCATGGTTTACTCCACTGCGGGGGCTGCGTCGTCTTCGTGAGTGAACTGCTCGTGCGGTACGTCGTTTTGGAAAGCGGCTTCAGCGGCGGCTTCTGCTTGAGCAACTTCTACGGGCTCAGGCTGGGGCAGTTGGCCTACAACTTTGGCGATCAAAGCCTCAAGAGCCATGTCGGTAGAACTGAACATAGCGTTGTAGTGGTTTGCTTTCGTGCGTAAAGCATCGAGTACCAATGCTTCTTCATCAGGAGTCAAATTGAGTGCAGACATAATGTTCCTTTATTTCTTTGCGGTTTTTGCTGAGTTTATGAACGCTTGAGCAGTTGGCGCACCCTTGCTACCAGGCTTGCGCATTTTCTCTTTAGAGCCTGCGGCAATTCTTTTACGTTTTGCATGAATGTTGTCATACAGTCCTACCTTTCCGCCTTCGGCGTATTGGGTAAAATCGGTGTCATCCCGACGGGCCTTCTTAGCGCCCTTGGGCATTTTAGAAGGCAGGATGTCACCCATGCCACGACTGGCTATCATTTCTTGCCCCTAGCTTTAACCTTACCACCTTTTTTCATAGCCATGCCGCCGGTGGAACCACCTTTATACGTTGTTGTAGGCATTGGCCTCTTTGGAGGTGGGGGTGGTGGCCTCTTTGGAGGTGGGGGTGGAGGTTCGGGCCTCTTAGTAGGAGGCATTGGCGTAGGACGTATTGGGCGAGGTGGCTCTGGCCTTGGCTTTTGTGGCGCTATTTCAGGCTTTGTTCCATACAACTTTTTATTAAGTTTGGCAAGCGCGGCCATTTCTGCGGGAGTGGCATTGAATTTTGGGGATGACATATTAGTTCCTTAGATCATCTTTCCGCGTGTTTTACCTTTGACACAGCAGCCATCAGCGCGAGCAGAAGCTGTCATGCCACCTTTGGCGTAACCTTTTTGTCCACGAACAGCGTCGCGTGGGTCTTTCTTTTCGGGCGCGTACTCTGTCTTAGTTAAAGACTTAGAGTAGGCTTTTTCGGTGGCATCTTGCATCTTGCGCTCAGCCATCTCTTCCCGCGCTGCTTTTTCTGCTGGACTCATGTTAGCTCCTTAACAGGCTTTGCCGCCCATGCTCATCTTAACCATGGTGCCTTTGGTTTTGCCTTTTGTAGCGCAACCATCAGCACGGCTAGACGCGGAGCCACCACTGGCCAACTTGGTCATAGACGCGCCTTTGTGCAAACGACCTTCGTGTTTGTTCACGGCCTTCTGCATCATGGACTTGTCCATCTTCACGTCCCCATGGGCCGCGCCACCTTTAGCCATGCGTTTAGGTGGCATTGGCATACGCGTAGGGCCGGAAGTAGTTACGTGGTGGCGAGGCTGCAAGTTTGTGAACCCGCGCATTCCTGGTTTCATTGGCATACTAGACTCCTTTGTCTTTCTTACGTTTCAAAAGTTCGTGGAATTTCTTCCCCGTGATCATCTCAGCGATACGCATGCCTGTCCACACAATTGTAAATAACGCGGCAACCGCAGGGAGCATTTGCGTTAGCGTACCAATAGCTGTAACAGCGGCAACGCCGTCTACTACATGTTTTACAGTTTCACTGTTTTCTTGGCTCATATCAACAGTTCCAGGCCCTAAGGCTCTTGTTTATACGTGAGTTTGGGTCTTTGGCGGTTTTGGGGGATGTCAATTTCTTTTTCATCCCTTCCATCCTCGCACAGAAAGAGTCTCGCCGGGAGCCTCCTTCTGGCTGGGGCGGTTTCAAATTCATACCTTGCTTTTTCGCGGAGGCGCGACCCTTGGCGTTCAAGCCGCCCTTGGGGTTCTTGCCTTCTTTCCGTGTCCATGCTGGTGATTTTGCCATGATTAAGCCTGAGCTTCTTTCCAAGACAAACGAGCGTTTACTGTAATTGCCGTTGTAGTCAGAGGAGTTACGCAAACATACAAAATATCAGGACCGTCTGGGTAGAAACCTGCTTGAGAGTTAGGTATGGTGTTAGTTGTACCACCTCCAAGAATGGAGTTACCTAAGTCACGAACCTGAGACAAGTCCAGAGTGGTTTGACCGTTGGTATTGGTAAACGCAGCAGCCACAGACTCGCCACCAGTAACAGTTACGGAGTTGACAGTGTTTTGCGCAACTTGGGCTAGTGAAGATGTAACCGCGCCCACAGCGTTTGTTACAGGTGATATAAAAGTACCACTGTACGCGCCGGTAGTAACACCGTTTAACACCAAGTTAACCAACAACGGGCCTGTTGCAAAAATACCTAACTCAACTAACTGCAACTGCATGCGATTGATAATTTCCTTAGCGCCAAGCAAACCTACTGTGCCGTTGTCTACCGACGGCGCAATGCGAATAGCAAGGATAGGAGTTAACTGCGTAGTAGACGTTGTAGTCGTTAAGGGCGATGAACCGTAGTTAAAAATCAACGATTTATCATCGTCAAACCGGCCATCCATAATTACGGAAGAACCCCAGTGGGACAACGAGGGCGTTGAAGCTGGCTGTTGAAGTTCAACGCCTATGGGCGCGGTTGCTGAGAAAGTAAACGCTTGCGCTGTTGCTTGGCCACCAGTTTGAGCGCGGTTTAAACCAAATAAAAGACTGCCGTTGTTACCTGTGTAAGCAATGTACTCAATTACACCTGTTCCACCAGCGGCTTGTACTTTTACAATACCAGCAGGTGGAAAACGGGACGCGTCAAGGACATCCATTGAAGACACAGAAACTACCGATGCGTTTATGTGGTCTACGGCGCTAGTGCCACCAAAGCCACGTATACAGCCTTCTAAGTTGTTATTTACAATCCGGGTGTAAAAAATTAACTCAAGATCAATCTGTACAACGCCGGTACCGTTAAAGGGAGCAACGGAGTTCAATGGAATAATCGTCTGCTGCTCGTTAATGGCCGCCGTCAAAGTAGTAGTCACGTTACTCAAACCAGCTGACAAGGTAGTCTGCGGCGCAATACCGTTTGACTCGTAGTGCGCGGCCATGTTGCCAGAACGCATGTAAGCCTCAAACTGAATGTTATTATTTTGAAGTTGAGTGACGTACGTAATCTGGCCTTTAGCGCCCCGGAAGCCGTAACGAATTACGCCCGCGCCGTACCAAGAATAGTCGATGTACCACATCTGCATGCGGGTTATATCAAGGTTGTAACCTGACGGGCCGGTACCGTTACAAGGGTCTTCCCACTTAGATTGAGGAACGCGAAACTCGGTTGTAATAGACATAATTGCGCCAGAGATCGTCGTGCCACGATACTCGGGGGACACCGTAAGCGAAGTATCACTTGAAATTGTTATAACACGGTATGACTGACCGCGGATAACAACAAAGCTACCAGGTACTAATTGATTAGAAAATAGTGTCCCCGTTCCAGTAACAACCGAGCTGTTGGTAGTGACAGCAACAGTTCCGTTTAGTTGGTTGACGCTGTTACGTAGAACAGCAAACAATTGCTGACCGTCATACTCAAAGTACATACCGTTCTGTAAGTCAAACATGCCAACACGGTTACTAGCGCCATACCAAGTTACTGGGTTAATACGAATGGCTATACCCGTAGCAGCAGCTACAGTAATTGGAATCTGCGAGGTATAAGTAAAAGTATTAGGGGTGGGTACAGAA